ATAAAATATAGCCACAATGACAATTCTATGCAGTTTGCTACCAATGGTGGCTCTGAGGATATGCGTATCGACTCATCAGGCAACGTAGGTATAGGTACTACTAGTCCTAATGGAACTCTTGATATTAAAACAGGAAGTGTAGGTTTTGAGTTTTACCCTGAAAATACTACTGACACAAATCTTATACTCAACTATGACAGAAGTACAAACACTTATCAGAATTTACAAACTAGGGCGGCATCACATCAGTTCTTAATTAATGCTACTGAGAAGATGCGTATAGACTCATCAGGCAACCTATTGGTGGGTAAGACTAGTGCAAATAGTTTAGCAGAAGGGTTTGAGGCGAGAGCTAACGGTCTTACGTTAATGACTAAAGATGGCGGAAGTGCGGCTAATTTCAAGCGGAAAACATCAGACGGTAACATTGTTGTTTTTGAAAAAGACGGCTCACCCGTAGGGTCTATTGGTACTACTGGTGGTGATATGTATGTCGGCACTGGTGATACTGGTATTAGATTTGATGATGCTACAAACCACATACGACCTTGTGGTGTAGACGGTGCTAACTTAGATGCAACTATAGACATAGGTGACAGCTCAAGACGCTTCAAAGACCTCTACCTATCTGGCGGTGTTCACTTAGGTGGCACAGGTTCAGCCAACAAGTTAGATGACTATGAGGAAGGTACTTGGACACCTACAATATATGCGGCAACTACAGGAACAAATAGAGCAACATCAATAGTAAGTGCTACATATACAAAGATTGGTAGACTTGTGAGATGTAAAGCGTATTTGTCTGTAGTAAACGGAACTGCGCTTAACGGAGACAGTGGTGCAATTCAATTAGGTGGGCTTCCTTTTACTGCTTCTGCCTACGGACACCTAAGAACACTATATAGTAATTTATCTTCAAGCAGCATAACAGGAATAGTAACAGGGACTGCTGTAGGTTTAAGGGTGGGTGATTCGCAAGCCGCTTTACAACCTTCAAACATAAACACAGGTTCTAATAACATTATGATTGACGTTACATTTGAAGTTTAACCAATACCCCTAGTGGATGCTAGGGGCAGACAAAAAGGAAAAACAAATGGCTTTAACAAAAGAAGTATCAGCAGACAAAATAGAAGTAGTAACTACTACAGAAGGGACAGTAGTCCAAGTACGTACAGCTACTAAAGTATTAGAAGATGGTGAAGTACTCTCAAGCAGTTACCACCGTCATGTAATTAACTCAGGTGATGACTACAGTTCTGAACCTACTAACGTACAAGCAGTTTGCTCTGCTGTATTCTCATAGGAGTAATAAATGAACTTTACAATCTCAACTTTAGAAAGCAACACAGACGGTGGAGTCATCGTAGCACATTGGCAAGTTAACAAAGCCTCTGGTGAAAACGTAGCTACTTCATACGGCACTGTAGGCTTTACTCCTGATGCAGATGCTGATGGTTACACAGCGTATGATGCTTTGACTGAAGACACAGTAATCGGTTGGGTACAGGAAGCATTAGACACAGAAGCACTTGAGGCTTCACTAGACGCAGACCTAGCGGAACAAGCTAGTCCGTCTGTAACAGTAGGGACACCGTGGTAAACAATAGGTAAACACTATGACAGCTACAATCATTACAAAAAATAAAACATCGTCAGGAACTCCTAGCAGTCTTGCTCAAGGTGAACTTGCTGTAAACATTGCTGACAAAAAACTATTTGTTGGTGGTTCAGGCGGCTCATCTGTAGTAGACCTAGAGTTTGACCCTGCTTCTGCCGCGTTTAACGGTACTATACAAAAGGCTAAATCAAGTACAGATGACAGTCTTTTAAACTTAGTATCAACTAATGGTACTGATGGTACTTATATAACTTTTAAAACAACCACTACCAACACCTCAGGTCGTATGGGTATTTCTACAGATACTTACTCTTCTGTTTTTGTATCAGCAGGTGCTGTAGGGACTCAAGGCGGTGGTTTACGATTTGAATCTGTTTTTGGAACTATTGCTGTAAAACCCTGTGATGGTACAGGAGTAAATAAGGATAATGCTATAGATTTAGGTGCGGGTTCCGTTCGTTTTGATGACATATTCGCAACTAATGGTACTATCCAAACGTCTGACCGTAATGAAAAACAAGACATCGCTGAGTTATCTGACGTTGAAACCAGAGTAGCTGTAGCCGCTAAAGGTTTATTACGTAAGTTTAAATGGCGTGATGCTGTAGCTTCTAAGGGTGATAATGCTAGGACACACTTTGGTATTATTGCTCAGGACTTACAGGATGCGTTTACTGCTGAAGGTTTGGACGCAGGTGACTACGCTATGTTTACTAGCACTACTTGGTGGGAACACAACGGTGAACAATATCCAGTACAGTCTGATGCTCCTGAAGGTGCAGTAGAAAAAAATAGACTAGGTGTTCGTTATCCAGAACTTTTAGCATTTATTATAGCCGCGATATAAGGACATATCATCATGACTAACGAAGCAAAAGAAGCCGTAGACGTACTAGCGGCATCAACAGGACTTATGTCTTTAGCGGCTTGGTTGCCGCCTGTAGCCAGTATTTTTACTATTATCTGGTTAGGTATTCGTATCTATGAATCAGACACAGTACAGAAGATTGTACACAAAAGGTAAGTGCTTATGTTAAATCAGCTAATCGGACCTGTTTCAGGTTTACTTGACAAATTCATAGAGGATAAAGACAAGAAGAATGCTATCGCCTTTGAACTTTCGACAATGGCTGAAAAACACGCGCAGGAACTTGCGAAAGCGCAACTTGAAGTTAATAAGACAGAAGCGGCACACAGAAGCCTGTTTGTGTCGGGTTGGAGACCTGCTGTTGGTTGGACTTGTTGTATTGGACTTGCGAGTCAGTACATTCTTATCCCGATGGCAAATTTTGCGCTTGCTCTTGCCGATTCTACCATTGAAATCCCTGTACTAGATATGGCTACTATGATGCCAGTACTAATGGGTATGCTTGGTTTAGGTGCAATGAGAACTATAGAAAAGACTAAGAACGTACAGAGGGATAGATAATGGTTGCTAGACATCGAGGAAGCAGAACTCCCGCTGAGCTTCGTCAAGCAGAATACGAAAGAGGTCAGCGTGAAGAACAAGAACGTATAGCCCAAGAACGTGCAGACCGTAAAGCGTTAGAAGTAGAAAGACTACAACAGCTTGCTGACGCTCAGCCAGATGCTAGTTTGTTTCACGGTGAACCTTCATTTGATAGTAGCTTTGACCCGACTATGGGATACGGTGGTTCAGGGGTATACGCTAGACCCGCTACTGGTTGGAACTATGAAATGGACACACCAGAAATAACATACTATGAGATGTTTGGTGAACCTTCATTAGCAGATATAGATAAATTTGAAAAAGAGTTTGAAGAACTATTAGCGTCTGAGACATGGTCGCCTAACGAGAGAACACAACTAGAAGAAAAGCGGCAGTCGTTTTTAGCGGGAGAGATAAGCCCACGGTCTATGGAAGTTCAAGGTATGTACGCTACCTTTAATATAGACCAACGAGAAGAGTGGCAAAATAAACTAGAAGAAGCAGGTGTTGACAGTTATGTTCCTCGCGCTACTAATCTTACTGAAGCAAAGCAACACGCTGATGAAGTGTACATGGAAGTTTTACAAAACGATTATGATGAAAATCCAACAGACGAATTAGCACAGGCTATTGAACAAGGTCCTCTTGATTTTGACAAGGCTGAAGATGTAGAACTATACAACAGTCTTTCTGAAGACAGTATACAACGACAAGCCTTTGATGCACAAGGCGTAGTCGTAGAGGATTATCTAAACAGAACGCAAGGGGATGCTTTTGATTCTGAAAGTTTAGAGCAAGGTCAAACCTTTAGTTGGGGGTGGGGTAACAAAGCAGGAACAACCTTGTTAAACACAGGTACTATTGTAGGTGCGCCTGATGTTACTAATGATAATGTCACTTTTGGTGAGTTCGGTACACACGGCAGTTATTCTTATGACGATGCTCCTGAGCCTAATGATTTAACAAAAGCAGTTAATACTACTTTAGATGTTCTTAGCATAGTATACCCTGCTCTTGCTCCTGTTATTCAAGGAGTTAAAACCACAGTAAATACAGGAGACATTGAAGAAGGTTTTAAAACAGGAGTTAAGACTTTTGCGGTTAAAGAAATAGGGTCAGAACTAAACACAGGCGTTAAAGAAACTTTTGCAGATTTAGACATAGATTTATCTAATCTTCCTGAGCCTGTACAACAGGTTTTAGTAGAAACTACTGGCGGTGTGTTGTCAGGTCAAAGCGGAGAAGAGGCTCTTACAGCAGCGTTTAAAAATCAATTAACAGATGTTGTTGTTGATGATTTGAATTTAGATGAAGACCAGTTAGTTGCAGATATTAAAGACACGCTAGGTCTTGACCCTGACTTTGAACTTCCTGCACCTGTACAGAATATTGTAAACAACACAACAGATGCTTGGGTTGCAGGAGACTCTGCTTCAGACGCTTTTGATTCTTCTATAAAAAGTGGAGTTAAAGATTATGTAGGTGATGTAGCCGAGGATGTTGTAAAGGTAGGTGCAGGTGCAATTGCTGATGTACTTCCTGATATAGACATAGACTTTGAAACACCGCAGATTATAAAAGATGTCGGTAATGTAGCGGTAGATGTATTAAGACCACCGTTAGAGTTCGTAGGTGAAACCTTTGAGCCAGTAATAGAAGCAGGTGAGCAAGTATTGTCAACAGCAGAAGATGTACTAGAGCCTGTTAAAGAAGTTGTAGAAACTTTAGGAGAGCCTGTAGTAGATGCAGTAGACAAAGTTATAGATGCTGTAGACAGTCCTCTAGGAGATTTACTAGAGGGTGCATTAAGCGGTACAGGAGGCATGATGTCAGGGGCTAGGAAACCTTCACAGGTAGAAGGACTGTTTGACAAAGAGTTATTTAAATTTGACACAGAGATTAAGTCTACACAAAGAATGCTTAGTCCAACAAATACAAGAAGGTATGGATAATGACTTACTTACAACTAGTAAATAGTGTACTAAGAAGACTAAGAGAAGACGAAGTAACTACTGCTGTTGGTTCAACTGCTAGTGGCTACACTAAACTTATTGGTGACTTTGTTAATGATGCTAAACGTATCGTAGAGGATTCGTGGGACTGGTCTTCACTGCGTAATACGTTTACTATCAACACAGTAGCTAATACATTTAGTTATAATATAAACGGCACAGGTACAGCCAGTAAGACGCTAGATGTGATTAACGATACGTCTAACTTCTTTATGCGACAAGCTACTTCTTCGTATATGAACAGTGTTTTCTTAAACTCTGAACCACCTAAAGGCGCACCTAACTACTACGCTTGGAATGGTTTTAATGCTGACGGTTATTTAACTGTAGATGTATTTCCTATTCCTGACGGTGTATATACATTACGTTTTAACATGGTGGATAGAACAGCACCATTTACTGCTGATGCTACAGTACTTGGAGTACCATCAGCACCAGTGATTCAATATGCTGTTGCTTTAGCTTCCCGTGAACGTGGTGAGACAGGTGGTACATCAGCACAAGAACTATATGCTTTAGCTGACGCTACATTAGCTGATGCTATAGCTATGGACGCGGCACGATTCCCTTCTGAAACTGTATGGACGGCTTGCTAATGGCTCAAAAATTACAGACAATATCAATTAAGGCGGCAGGGTTTTCTGGTTTAAATACCGAAGACTCTCCTGTAACTATTGACCCGTCTTTTGCGGAGAAAGCAGAGAACGCTGTAATTGACAAACATGGTAGAGTAGCGGCACGTAAAGGTTGTGTGCCTATATCAACAACCAACTATGCTGTCTTTGATGGCAAGCCTGTTAAATCTCTGTTTGAGTTTGTAGACTATGACGGTATAAAAACTTTAGTATCTACAGGTAACAATAAAATAGTTACAGGCACAACTACTTTAGTTGACAAAACACCTGTAGGGACAACCATTACGGATGACAACTGGAAAATAGCTAGTTTAGCAAACAAGTGTTTTATGTTTCAACGTAATCACGAGCCATTGGTTATGACTGTTGGTTCAGGTGGTGCTGTTACTGTTGAAGAAATAAATGGTAGTTCGCATTCTAACGGTACACCTCCACAGGCTAACGAGGTTATAGCGGCATACGGTAAACTATGGGCGGCTGATGTAGCAGGTAACAAGCGTACAGTATATTGGTCTGACACGTTGATTGGTGGTCACTGGAATGGTGGTGCTTCAGGCTCACTAGACTTAACCAACGTATTCCCTAATGGTTACGATGAGATTGTAGCTTTGTCAGCACACAACGGCTTCTTAGTTATATTCTGTCGTAACTCTATTATTATATACTCTGGTGCAGAAAGCCCTGCCACTATGGTATTAAGTGATATTATTGAAGGTATTGGTTGTATTGAACGAGACTCTGTACAAAATATAGGTACTGATGTATTGTTCTTGTCCAACGAAGGTGTGCGTAGCTTAGGTAGGACAATACAAGAAAAGTCAAGTCCTGTGGGCAACATTAGTAAAAATGTACGTACAGATTTAATGGAATCTGTTAGGAATCATAGAGGCAATCTTAAAAGTGTATACAGTCCGCAGGATGCTTTTTATTTGCTGTCATTCCCTGAAGATAACATTGTATATTGTTTTGACTTGAGAAATTTACTACAAGATGGTTCAGCTAAAGCAACCACTTGGACAGGTTTAGTTCCAGATAGTTTGTTAGTGTTGTCTGACGATAGTTTATACTTAGGGATAAGTGTTTTTGACGACAATGCGGGAATATTTAAATACTCAGGATATAGGGATAGATTAAGTTTCGGGGCTGTTGAAGGTCTTTGTATATTTAAGTACGAAAGTACAGCAATGGACTTTGGTATTTCTTCTAATTTAAAGTTTCTTAAAAAGTTTGAAGCTACTATTGTAGGTAACGCAGGGGAGCAGTCAGGTCTTATATGGTACTGGGATTATGACAATAATAACTACAACAACATCGCATACTTACCAGAAGCAACGGAAGTTAATGCCGCAGAGTATAACATTTCTGAGTTCGGAATAAGCGGCTCGACACTTACTGTTCCTTTTGCTATAGACAATCAGGCAAAAAATGATGGTAGTTCTACAACACCTTACTTAGGAGAGTTTACATCAGCACCTAGTGCGAGTACATTAAATTCTATGTATTATAACTTAACAAGCAATAAACTGTTTTATTCAAACGGTTCTGCTTGGATTGAAGCAACAACAGTTAACAGTAACTTTGTTTCATCGGAATACACAACAGGGGTTTACATACAAACACCATCCGTCAACGCATCAGGTAGCGGTAAGGTTTTACAAGTAGGCATTAGCGCAATAATACAAGGCAAACCATACGCAGTACAAAGTATTGACATATCAGTTTTACTAGGGAGAACAAAATAAATGTCAAATTATTCTAAAACAACTAACTTCGGTGTCAAAAATAGTTTAATTTCTGGTACTGCGGATAAGAAACTCAACGGTGCTGAATTTGATACTGAGTTCAACGCTATTCAAACAGCCATTGCTACTAAAGCTGACTTAATAAGCCCTGCTTTAACAGGGAGTGCCACAGCAGTAAACTTTACAGTCTCAGGCACAACAACACTAGCAGGTACTTTAGCGGGTACTTTCACTATTGACGGAGGTACATTCTAATGGGTGCGTTTGAAGATTTCCTACAAGCGGGTGCAGGATACTACATGGGGCAAGAAGGCATTCAAGGTGCTAGAGACATGGGTCAGCGTGGTTACACAGAATCTATGGGTCTTGCTGAAGATGCCGCAGGTAAAGCTACGTTTCAACCCTTTACTGTTACTACAGGCTTAGGGCAAACAACTACTACACCTACTGGTGGTATAGACATTGGCTTGTCTCCTGAGCAACAGGCTCTACAGACGCAACTAATGGGTCAGGCACAGGGTTTGTTTGGTCAGGTAGGGGTAGACCCTAGTACAGCACAAGCTGACCTGTATGAGCAAATGAGAGCCGTACAACGCCCTGAGGAAGAACGTCAGCGTTTAGCCTTAGAAGAGCGTATGTTATCTCAAGGTCGTATGGGCTTACAGTCAGCGGCATACGGTGGTTCTTCACCAGAGTTGTTAGCACAAGAGACTGCTAGACAAGAAGCTATGGCTAGAGCAAACTTAGGTGCTAGGACACAATCTATAGCGGAACAAGCGCAAGCGTTGTCTTCAGCTAGTGGTTTGATGGGTCTAGGTTATATGCCACAACAGCAAGCCCTGAGTGCGTTAGGTGCGGGTACAAACGTAGCGGGACTAGCTGACATTGGTAGACGCACTGGCGCACAACTGTTTGGTCAGTTAGGTCAGTCAGGTGTTGAAGCCTTAATAGGTGGTGAAGACTTAGCTAACCGTTTACAGTTACAACAAATGCAGTCATTATCTGATTCTTTGTTTGGTAGACAACCTACAACACAAGAGCAAATCTTAGGTCAGCTTTTTGATGTAGACACCAGTGGTGATGGTGGGCTTATTGATTTAATAAGAAAGTACACTGACCCCTCATACGGTGAAGAAGGTTACGTTTATCATCCTTCAGAATACGATGAAGATTTTACAGGACCAACCCCGTTTTAATAGGAGACAACGATAATGGCTAACAGAGATATAGCAGGATTACTTACAGGCATTTCTAGTCAAAGCATTGACCCTTTGGCTACATTGACTCCTGACCAACAAAGATTACAAATGGGCGCACAAGCGGCACAACGCATGGGCGGTGGCTTACGTGGTTTAATGGGCGGTGGTCCTACAGTACAACAACAGCTTGCAACAGCAGTAGCGCAAAAGCAAAAAACAGACGAGCAAAAAAGATTAACACAGATAGAAAGACTAGCTGAAGCTTTGCCTCCTGAATACTCCTCACTAGCTACTGCGGTTAGAAACAGTATTGAAGGTTCTATACCTAAGGCTCTTGAAGTGTTAGGTAGGAAAAAAGAAACAACTCCTACAACTAAGCCAGACATTGTTAATCTAGTGGACACAAAAACTAACAAAACGGTAGGAACGGCTATAGAGAAAGACGGTCAGTTGTTTAAAATGGATGGTACAACTCCTATAAATCCTAAGGAGTTAGAAGGTTTTGGTATTTCGACTTCATACGTTAAACCATCAAGACCATTAGTAAGTACAGTGGCAGACCCTCAAGAAAAACTTGCGGCAGAACTGAGAGGCAAACTGTTTACTCCTTTAGAGACTATTGCTAAAAGCACAGCAGAAACCGCAAAGACAGCTATTGACGAAAAAAGAACTGCTGAAATGGCTTTAGCGGCTGTAGACGCCAATGCTGTTACTGGTGCAGTATCTGCTATAGGTTTTGATTTAGCACAAATTGGTCAAGACGTGTTTCAGAACTTAGGCATTGCAGTACCAGAGGGTTGGTCTAATCTAACAAACTCTAAAGCGCAATATCAAACGATTTCTGCACAGGCTTTAAAACCGCAAATTGAAAAACAAGGTAAAGGATTTACTGACAAAGATAGAGAGTTTTTCTTAAAAGATGTACTACCTAGCTATAAACAAGCGTGGCAGTTTAATGAACTTTCTGGTAACTTACAGCGAGAAGGTGCTATATTAAAAATAGCTGAAGCAGGTTTTGCTAATAACCGTAAAGCATGGCACGTTTCTAACGATAAAACACCTTCTCAGGCTCACTCTGTTGTGTGGGATGATTACTTAACTAAACTACCTCATAATAAACTAAAGAAAAATGCTAAAAAAATGGTAGGTGGTAAAGAAGTTACTTATGATAAATATCATACTATAAATGATGACGGTCAACTATGGCAATATTGGTCTTATGGTAAAACCCCTACAGGATTTACTGTGCTAGACGCTGACGGAAATACTGTAGATTACACATTTTATGAACTAAATAACCTTGAGGGTTTTGAGGGTAAAACAGCTAGAGAAGTTTTGCAACTGTTAGATGCTAATAACCGATTATCAGGGGCTATTTACAAATGACAATTAAACATAATTTAGGTTTAACCTTTCCGACAGAAGACGAGGAAATAACCCGTATTCCTCATAATTTAGGTTTAGATTTTCCCAATGAAACAATACATGAGTTAGATACTAAAGAACGTCTAACCGTATTGCCTGAGTTAGGTGGTGAAGATACCCCTCCTAGAAACAAGGGTTTCTTTGAAGAGGTAGGCGAAGACATTGAAAGGACACTGTCTCCTTTTACTTATCCTGTTCTTGAGGTTATGAATGCGTTTAATACCCACGTAGGCGGTACTTTATATGACGCGGCTGTACGCGCTCCTTACTTAATAGGTTCTACTGGTTATGAAAATATAAAGAATATGGTACAAGCTGTTGATTCTTCTGATATAGACTTTGAATGGGAAGCGGGTCAAAACTTAACTATACCTGAAGTGCTTAAAAATCAAAGCTATGTTAGTGACCCAGATATGGCTGATTACTACGATAAAGTAGGTCTGTATACTAGTTTAGGTGTAGGCACTAACGCTGTTGCGGCTAAACATATAAGTAATTTAGGTAAGGGTTTGTTTCAGTTTAACAAGAAAGGAGCAAGACTTAACCCTGTTACAGGGAAGCCTATGACGGGAGTTGAAGGGACTAGAGCAAGCATTACTAGAGACTTAGCAAACAACCCGTTGAGAACAGAGGTAGACTTAGCTGTACGTATGGCTACTGGTGGTTATGTGGCTTCAGAACTAACAGGCTCAGACAGTCTTGCTGTTAGTTTACCCGCAGAGATTGCCGCAGGTATATTCAGAAGGTCTCCTACTTATTATGATTTAAACACAGGTGTGACCCGCAACGCTGACACAGGTGTAGAAGTTCTTAATAAAAACACTCTAAGTTTGTTTGAAAAGAAATATGGTGTTGATAACTTAAGACTTGCTTCTGGTCGTGTAAGAGAAAGTGCTACAGACCCTTATGAAGCACATTTAGCTTTAGAAGCCGCAGAAACTGCTACAAAGAAAGGTGGCGTAGAGAACAACTTATCTGTTGCTCAAAACATGGATGATTCGGGGCTATTGGTTTTAGAGAGAGCATTAGCTGTCGAAGACCCCGCTTTCGCAGGAAGTATTAATGACCAAATAGACCAAGCACAATATTCTTTGACTCAAGAGTTAAGTAAGCTACTTAATCCTGAAACAGGTACATACAACTGGGAAGCAATAGAAAAACTACTTCCTCAGATAGAAAAAGACTTACTGTCAGGGGTTGACGATAGGGTTCGTATTGCTAGAGAAAACCTAGAATCCCTGTTGCCCTTGTACAATGGCGATGTTACAAAGATGTCAAAAGAGTTTAACAAAGAGTTTAAAAAAGTATTTGATGATATAAGCAAGCAAGAAGATGCTTTATGGAAGCCCATTAACGATAGTGGCTTTCAGATTAATGTTGTTCCCTTTAAACGTGCAATATTAGATATAGTTAAAAACTCTAATAGAGAGACTAACTTACCTGCTGAAAAGTTTGCTGAGTTTTTAGGTATGGGTTTAATGCGTACAGATAAGGGATGGCAAACTGTGCCACTTCGTATGAAAGGAAGTAAACAACTTAAAAAAATGCCTCCTGTTATTTTTCCTAAAGTACCTATGGGTGACGAGCAAAGCCCGCAGGTAATGAAGACAATACGTACAGTACTTAATGAAATGGTACGTGACCCTAACATAAGTGTTGACAAAGACTCTGCTGTAAAGGCACAACAAGCCGCTGTAGATATTTTAACTAATAACTTAGATAATGTTCCTAAATCCTTTAGAGACTCTTATTTAGCCGCTACATCTTACTCTAAGAAGGTGCACGATACTTTCGGAAGAGGAACTGTAATGCCTAAAGTTATCAAAGCAGTACCAGAGAAAAAACTAGAGACTGCTGTAGGCGGTGCAACTAAAAGTGAAACAGATATAAACGTAGTAGCTAGGGAGTTTGAAGAAGTATTTAATTTGACAACCCCTGCTAGTGATGCGGCACAGTCCAGTATGCTTAAGTCCGCTGAGGCTATGTTCTTGGCTAAGTTTGCACAACAAGTTGATGCTAGTGACTTAGCTACGTTTGATGCGTTCATAGCACAACACAAGACTTGGTTCAAGCGTTTTCCTGAAGTAGGTAACATGATTAAGGACGCTAGGAAAAAGGCTGTCAAAGCGGGAGCGTCTGTTAAGAACGCAGAGTTAAAAGCTGAAGCCGCTAGATTAGATGTGTTTGTAGGCTTGACTGGTAAGTCTCCTAACGAAATTATGGATGTTGTCCTTAAAAGTTCTAATCCTTTAACTAACGCTAGAAGACTTAAGGCTAAGTTAGGTCAAGACCCACGTGCTTTAGAGGTGTTCCAAGACGGAATATCCAGACGTATTGTTGGTCAAGCTATGGATAGTATAGCGGCACAGGTAAAAGGTGGCGGTAAAATAGATGTTGTTAAAGTATCTAAACTAAACCAAAGCCTTAAAGAACTAGACCCTTTAGTACAGGTTTTTAAATCTAAAGGTCAGATGGAGGGTCTTGATATGCTTCTCCGTCAGTTTAAATCCTTAGAGAAAGCATTGTCTGCTAAAGGTGCTAAGGGGGAGGATTATAAAATACCAGTGGGAATGGGATTAGCGGCTAAGTTAGGAGGTCTTAAAGCAGTAAACTATATTTTCGGTTCTTCTTCCATTGTACTAGCAGGTGCTACCTCTAAAACAGCAGAGACTATAGTTAAAAATCTTACCTATGGTAATGCGTCAAAAATAATGATGGAGGCTTATAAAAACCCAGAGTTAATGAAAATACTTCTTAGTAGAGACATTACAGAGGCTCAACTTAAGAAACTTAACTCAGGACAGTTCCAAACAGGAAGGACGTTATATAGGGGCTTAGTAGGTCTTACTCAAGAAGAAGAATAACAAAAGGGGGCATTGCGCCCCCTTAGTTTTACCTATGCTATTTCACACGCTCCTCCGACACACGCTAGTTCCTGAGAACCTGTAGTGTTGTCCTCCTTCTCAAAGTGTTCTAGGTCTTCCCATTTAATATCAACTGGCATAGCCGCTAGTAACTCCTCATACTTCTCAGCGGTTATGTCCTCATACGGGGCTTGCTGATACACATGGTCACTAACTGGCAACAAACTAATACCACTGACCGAATCAAAGTTATCCCATATCCACTGTGCTATTTGCAGGAACTCACTATCTGTATAATAAACAGTGATACTTGGCTTATGTTCACACCAGTGGTCTTGATACTTCTTCCAAACTCTTAGCTGTTCCATAGCACCTACCTGCTTTACTGTGGTACTGCTCTCAGGTGACTTGATTGGAAAGCCAAAGACTAACGAAGACTTACTCATTACGTCATCTTCCACAGGGAAACCTGCGGCTGTCATGTACTGAGCAAGCGGGTCTTTCTTGTCTGAACGTACTCTACGAATGTAATGTTTAGAAAAACGGGGATGTATGCCACTAGCAGAATCAACAAGCTGAGACACAGTACCGCTTGGCTTAACACAAGTAATAGCCGCAGACTGATTAATGCCAAGTTTGTCAGCCCATTCTTTATTAGTTTTAACTGCAACATCCTTCATCTCCTCTAACCACTTATCTAGGTCTGGTGAATCTTTACCCAGTAAATAGTGGTCACATATACCCGTTAAACTAACACCTAATAGTGCTTCTTCTTCTGTATTCTTTTTCCATACGTTGCGTAGGTAGCGGAAATCAGTCAAGGTAGCCTGTAGGGTTCCGATAATGGAAGCTACTTCAACTTTCTTTTTAAGACTAACTAAATCGTCCTGTGCGCGTATAACGACCTCAGATAGGTTACAGAACTGATTACTGCGTAGGATAATCTCAGAGCAAGGGTTAGTTCCAAAGTCCTGCTCAGGGTCTCTCCGTCCGTTCTTAGCGGCTATCTTCTGTGCCGCCACACGACTAAAGATACCACGCTCTCCTGCCTTACTGTCGTACATGGTGTGCATCTCAGTAAGGAATGACTCAAAGTCTGGCTTCTCTGTGTAAGCTACGCTGTTGTTAGCCAGTCTACG